CTTTGGCGCGAGCATAAGAGTCGGCTGCCTTCTTCATTTCGAATTCCTTGACCATGTAAGACACGACCTTAGAATTGCGCGAAATGAATTCGCGGTACCGTTCAGTTGCACCAGACTGAGTGGATGCCGATGCAGTATTCATCGCACTCACAAGCGAATTGAGGATTTGCTTATAGGGTACGATAAAGCCCTGATATTCATCACGAACCTCTGGCACATTGACATAACGCACGTCCTTGAGAAGGCGAGAGTCAATATGCTTTTTGGTCAGATTGTTATTCATGGCATCTTGGGTATTGGAATCAAGATCGGTGGTATTCAGCCCAGATTCACCCTTACCACCCTTGGTCTTGCTGTTACCATCACCATCTTCATAATCACCATCAAGGTCGATGTCCATATAATCACCATCGCCGTCGCCTTCAACAAGATCAAAGGAGCCGATATCGCCTTCCATTGATGCGTGTTCGTCACGACGATCCTTGGCAAACTGCAAGATTTCGCGCGCCAGAGCAACCACATCTTCAAAGGTAGAAGTGGTTTCCATCTTCAGAATAAACTTGCGCTCATCATCAGCGAACGGAACATCAATAACCTGCCCAGCCTTAAAGTGGACATTTAGTCGGTCGATAAATGAACACTTGTTGATGGGACGCGCCTTCAGACCAAAGAAATCTTCTTCAACGAGATACTTGGCCGCATGATCATAGTCAGCACGACCACCAGGGAACTTACCCTTCATCTTGCGGTCAATGCGTGCATCTTCTACGATGTTAACATAGGACTTGAGGTACTTGTCCTCGTCCTTGACGACATCCATCCAGCCGCTCTCAGGAGTAAATAGAGCATGACCAACCTCATGCAGCGAGAGCATGTGGTAAACAGGCTCGTCCATATTCTTCCACATGGGAAGCGTCAGGAGGCGCCGCTTGAGGTCGAAGGATGCGGTGACCGTCGGCGAATGCTCAACGGTGATGTTTTCGGTGGCAAGGAGCCGGGCGAAACGATCAAGACCCTTAGTCGCGGAGATAAGGGCCTTGATATTGGGGTCGATTTGCTGCTTCATACGGTCATTATAATATGATCCTGACCGTATGTCAAAGGTAAAACGTGGCTAATTAGGTCTCACTTGATGGCAATGAAACCCGTAAATGCGTGGTTTTGCCAGAAAGAATCCACTTGCCTAAACCCTGCATCATCTACCATATCAAGCAGTTCTTGGCGAGTATTTGGCTTCATCATGTGGCGAAGCGTGCGCTCCTTGTCCATGATGTCCTCCGTGCTGAAGGACTCGCGCTTGAAATCATAATAGGTAAAGGTACGAATTTCATGAATACGCGAGGAAGATGCCACGGTCTTTTCTGCAAAGATAAATGCACCACCCTCATGCAGACCATCATAGATACGCGCGATGACATCATGGCGATCACGCTGGGGCATAAATTGAAGCGTAAAGATAGATGTGACAAGGGAGCAGTTATTGAAATCAAAGCTTCGCACATCACAAGTCCTATAAGTGAGCCGCTTGCCTAGTTCAGCATATCGCATATCTTCTTCAAAGCCAGCATGGAAATCTTCTTCGATTTCGACACCGATGTAGTTGGCGTGCGGAGCAAATGTATTTTGCTTGATCATTGCCTTTAGCAGCTTGCCGGTCGAACAACCAATATCAACCACATTGGTATCATCTTCGACAAAATACTGTGACATAGAAAGCACATCATTCCAAAGATCACCATAGTGGCGAATGGATGCATTGATGTGATTATCAAACCCTTCGTCGCGGGTTGCGAATGTAAACTTGGTCATGATGTAATCTCCTTGTAGGGCTTCAGCACTCGTTCATAAACCCGATTAGCAATCTCAGCCATAACCTTTGGTGCAACCATGCGACCAATTCTCTCGGCTTGCTGATCAAATGATCCAGTCAATTCGTAATCTTCAGGCAGCCCCTGCAGGCGCTTTAGTTCCTTGATCGTGAACTTGCGATCCTCCGCCCAATGAAAAAGCCCCGCTCCGGATCGCTTCGATCCATTTGCAGTCAGGGTAGGACAGGGCATATTCGCACATGTCCTGATTAGAGTGAAGTAGTTCTCGTCGGGATTTAACTCTGTCGGAATTTCGGGTGAGCATGGATTAACTCTCTTGTCTGGGTTCTTAGGTAAAATCGATAGCCAATGTCTCTGGTTCTCAGAATTATTCTGAACGTAATCTTTTAACATCTGTACCTCACCCATGTCAAGGGCTACGTCAGATAGTGCAGAGGCCATTGTGATATGACGCGAAGTTGGATTCGGAATAACCTCATGTGCTAGATTGAGCATATGAAGTCCTACCGCATCCGCGACATCTTGTCGAATGCAAATAAAGAAAGTTCTAGGTCTTTCTTGCGCCACACCATAGTCTTTGGCACTTAGAACATCATATGTCACAAGATAACCAGGCGGCACCATTTTGAATTCATTAATAAATTCATTCAGCTTTGATACAGCTCGACCGATGGTAAGCCCTCGGACATTCTCAGCGATAATTACCTTTGGCTGTATGTCTTTAGCGATGCGAATAAATTCAAGAAATAGGTCCTCAATATTCTCGACCTTCTTACCGTCACTATAAAGCTTGGTCTTGTTCCAATTTTTGTGTCGCTTTCCGGCAAGAGAAAATGCAGAGCAAGGGGGTGAGCCGTCAAGAATGTCAAGCTCACCAGGCTTTATACCGACAGGATCCATTAGATCCTTACCCTTTAGACCCTTGATATCACCCGGAATCACAAGAGTGTCCGGCAAATTATGCGTGTAGGTCTTGATGGCCTCTTCAACAAATTCATTGACGCACAAAACTTTACCGCCAGCCAAACGATAGCCAAGCGATGACCCACCACCACCAGCAAAGGTAGAAATTACTTTGAACCTTTGACGTGCGGAAGAATCACGCACGTCCTGCATAACATATGGTTGATATTCAGTAATCATGAGCGATAAGGAACCAAGACATTTTGATAGATGTTTGTTGCTAGCGCGGACATCATCTTGGGTGCAACCATGCGACCAATGCGCTCGGCCTGCTGATCAAATGATCCACTCAGCTTGTAATCATCAGGAAGACCCATGACACGCTTTAGCTCAGGCACAGTTAGCTTGCGATTCTTTTCAAAGTGAAGCACACCAGAGACACCACGCTTCTGTCCAGCCTGGGTCACAGTCGGGCTAGGCAGATGTGGTGCGGGACGAATCATATTGAATAGCGAGGCTTTAGGATTTACATCTCGGAATTCAGGCATTGATGGCTTTGTATGCTTAGAGGGGTTGAAAGGAAGCATTTCAACCCACTTCTTCTGCCAGCAATTTTGCACATAATCCTCAAGCATCTTTTCTTGCTCGGGATCATTGACAAGATTTTCAAATGCCTCTGAGATTGAAATATGCTCAGGTCGCTGCTTGTTGACCTTGGGAAAAACAGTATCATGCGCGTTGAACATATGAATACCGACCTTGTCTGCAACGTCATGTCGAATGCAAACAAAGAATGTACGCTCGCGCGACTGGGGCGTACCAAAGTCGGCTGCGCTCAATACTTGATATGTGACAAAATAACCAGGAGGAATCTGCTCAAAAGCATTTCGGAATTCATTTAACTTACCGACGGCCTCACCCATGGTGATGCCTTTCACATTTTCAGCGATAATAACCTTGGGCTGAATTTGGCTAGCGATGCGAATGAATTCGAGAAACAGATCCTCGATGTTCTCGACCTTCTTACCATCGCTGTAAGTCTTTTCTTTGTTCCAACCCTTCTCGCGCTTACCAGCAACAGAGAATGCAGAGCAAGGCGGCGACCCGTCAAGAATGTCAAGCTCACCCGGCTTCAAACCAGCAGCAGCCAGAAGGTCTGCGCCAGTAATACCCTTGATGTCACCAGGCACGATCTTGGTATCGGGGAAATTCATTGAGTAGGTCTTGATGGCCTCTTCAACAAATTCGTTGATGGCAATGACCTTACCACCGGCAAGGCGATAGCCAGTGCTGGAGCCACCACCACCTGCAAAGGTGGATACCACAGTAAACAGCTCGCGCGCGGAGCTATCTTTTACATCTTGGACAGTATATGGTTGGTATTTTGGCATATTGTTATCCCTACGGATGTACATATCATCGTGTATCATATATTAGTAATCTGATATTGTCAATGGCTAAGTGAAAAACTTATCAAGTGTAGGTTCAGAGCTATCACTACCAGCCCAATCTCTGCACATATCCATAACCCTAATCCTATTCTTGAAATTAATTCTAGGATTATGTAGTAGTGTTTCAAACAGCTCATCAATACCAGAGCCGAGCTGTAGATTGATATGCTTCTTTACTTTACCTATGCGATCAAATTCTGGCTTGAATGCTTCGACCACATGATGCTTCTGGTAGGGTTTATTGAGCTGACCCCAATCCATGGAATAGAAAAAACCACTAACAGAAACAGACAGATAAGGCGTAATGAACTTCTTACCGTGAGAGTCGGCAATGCGCTTGTGCCAGTTGTAACCTGCGCGGGAGCCGTCAGAAAAATATGCATCCCTAAATTCATCAAGCTTTTCTTTAGTCTTCGAGTAGTGCAATACAGCTTTCTTGCTTATACCATAATAACCATCTGCGGCCCAACCACTTAGAACTTCAGTCTGTTCAATGTGCGGGTATACATGCAAGAAAGGAAAGCAGCATTCAAAATGCGTCTTTTTGATACACTTTATATCATGAGACAGACGAATAAAATCTTCTTCTAGCTTATCAGTCCTAACCTCAACTGTCGTGCATTTCCAACCCATAACCTCTGCGGCATGTAGGGCCTTATCGGAATCGTAGCTAGTGCTACCAGACAATCTGAATGTGTAAGCGTGTAGCTTTTTACCTAACCTTTGCGCCGCAAAAGCCACCGAGAGACTGTCCACCCCACCAGAGAGGAGAACAGCGCACTCATTATCATTAGAATGTCTGGCCAACTCATCACACAGCAACTTGTCGATCATTGGCCCTCCGAACTCTATCCATCTTTAGCTTTCTGCGTTTGGCTTGCTGTAGATGATATAGATTTGCCTTGTCGGTAAAGAGGACACCATCAAGATGGTTAACCTCATGCTGAGCCACTCTTGCGGTCATACCTTGAAAATTATGAGTCTCAATATCACCATTGAGATTTGTGTATCTCATGCGAATGGTAGTTGGTCGCCTGATCTTCAAAAATAATCCAGGGAATGTCGAGCATTGCTCCTCATAAACAACACTATCATCACCAAAATTAACAATCTTAGGATTGAATACTGGCATGATGCTATCAGGTTCGTCTGGGTTACCAAATACGAAGACCCGATACATAATACCTAGCTGAGGCGCAGACAAACCTAGGGTCTTAAGTTCACACATTTTATTCCGCAGAAGGTCATAAATCTCCTGAGCAGAAATATCTGCTGATTCAAAATCAAATTCCTTGCTGACAATTCTCAGCAGTGGATTGTTAGATTTTAGCAAGTCCATTATTATATTCCTTCACAAGCTGCTCGATACCGTCATCAAGGCTTATCTTCTGTTTCCATTGTATATCATTTAGTAGTCTTGTGTCAAGCAATTTTCTAGGCATACCATCAGGTTTGGTAATATCAAACTTGTAATTGCCCTTCCACCCAACTACATTAGCAACTCTTGCAGCTAGTGCAAATATCTCAATATCAACACCGCTACCGATATTAATTTCAGATGCATCAATTGCAGTTGCGGCGACAATTGCATCAGCAGCATCGGCTGTGTGCAAAAATTCTCTGCGCGGTGTGCCTGTACCCCAAATCTCAACCTCGTCAAGTTGATTGCGCTTTGCATCACAAAACTTCTTGACGAGAGATGCAAGCACATGACCACCTTCACCGAAGGTGTCACCGGGACCATAAAGATTGCACGGCATCATAGACTTATAATCAAGGCCCATAGCACGTGCCATTCTGACAGCTTCTATAACATGCATCTTAGCCAATGCATACCCAAGATTTGTCGGCTCTAGTGGACCAGACCCGAGCATTTCTTCTCGCATCGGTTGCTGACATTCTCTTGGGTAGACACATGATGAAGAAATATTATAGAGATGCTTTACACGATGTCTAGTGCAGACATCAATTAGATTGATACCCATCTGAGTATTCTTAATCAGAAAGCTAAGAGGGTTCTCCATATTTTTCTTAATGCCACCAACAAGACCAGCACAATGAAAAACCCTATCTGGTTGTTCGTCGATGACAAATTCAATCTGA